AGAGCTGGGACTACCATTAGAGGAATACCCCCAGACAATGGGCAACTTCAACAGACCCACCAAGGAAATGGAACGGCTTATTTTGTCTGGTGATGTGGTTATAGATAACAATGAAATCACCAGATGGTGCTTTAAGAATGTGGAACTAAAGAGTGACCATAATGGGAATGTGAAGCCCAACAAATCACTTAAAGCTAAGAAGATTGATGGTGCTATAGCAATGATACAAGCATTAGGTACATACCTAACAGTACCTCACTATAGCAATGAGATAACGGTTATTTAAGAACGATATGGTATGAACCTTAAATCATCCTCTTCATAAGCATCATTATCATAAACGAGGAATTGATATGGTGTTTCTAGCATACCTCCTTGTAAAAACTTATCTGCACTTTTGAAAAAACTATTTTTCCACCGATACTCTTTAACCATAACTCTTCCTTTAGGGGTAATTCGGAAGAATATAGTAATTCTGGATTTTCTATCAGTATGTGTTCTTTTATCATATAGATAACTATAGACTTTTTCTGGATTTCGCACTTTTAATACATATCCGTGAAAAGTAACAGTCCCGTCTTCATCACTATAGGACAAATTAGGCATACGAAAATCATTGCTATCAGTACTGGTGATAGTAGAACGAAATTTTTCTAAGATAATTTCAACCATATCAATGAAAAAATAATCAGATTATAGATAACCCACAAAAATACTAATTATAATTATATGAACTTCAAATTTTGGAAAAAAGATAAACCAGAAGAAAGAGGATGTGGCAACTTTGACTTCCTTACTTATAACTCATTCGGTGGTTATTCGGCTAGCCAAGCCCTTCTATCTTCTGCTGTTTATAGATGTGTAGAAGTGATAAGTGACAGTATTGCCCAGTTACCTCTAGAGCCTTTCAAGGTGGATTCTAGGGGCTATAAGGTAAAGTTTACCAGTCACCCATCATACAAGTTGCTCAATAAAGAGCCCAACAACAGAATGACCAGATTCACCTTTATAAAGACTATGATAGTTAGTATGCTTTTAAAGGGCAATGCTTATGCCTATATAGAAAGAGATGGCAAAGGTGATGCAGTTGCTATGTACTACATACCATCAGACCTGGTAACTATTATCAAGCCTTAGAGCCTGAAGGATGATATTAGTTATTCTATTACTGGTATGAGAGGTGTGGTAGAGTCTTGCAATATGATTCACTTGCTTAACTTCAGTTATGATGGCATTACTGGCATATCCACTTTACAGAATGCCAGAAGGACTTTAGGTCTGGCTACTGAAGCAGAGAATCACGCTGAAGGCTTCTTTAAAGGCGGTGCCAATCTGGCGGGAGTCCTGAAGGTGCAAAGTTCACTTACCACATAGCAAAAGCAAGCATTAAAGACCAGTTGGCAAAGTGCTTTTAATGCATCCACTGGCACCCCAAATGGTGTGGCAGTATTAGAGGGTAATATGGACTTTGAGCCTATTACGATAAGCCCAAGTGACTCACAGTTACTGGAGACCAGATAGTTTAATGTAGTCGATATATGCAGATTCTTTGGGGTATCTCCAGTGAAAGCATTTGACTTATCTAATAGTAGCTATAGCACTATAGAAGCAACTGAATTGGCTTTCTTAACTGATACTCTATCACCTTTACTGGAAAAGATTGAATAGGAGTTTGAAAGGAAGTTATACAAGCCCAGTGAGAAAGACAGTATTGATGTCAGATTCAACACTTCAGTATTACTAAGAGCTGATAAGCAATCACTGGCAAATTACTACAATACTCTCTTTAATAATGGTGTTATGAGCATTAATGAAATCAGAAGGGAGCTAGATTTAGAAGCAACTGATGGCGGTGATTCTCACTTTGTTCAAGTGAATCTACAGACTTTAGAAAGAGCCACCTCTGCAAATCCAGATAATACTAATACTATCAAAGAAAAGATTGAGCAATGAAGGAAATAAGAAATACGAATTAGGAACTTAGAGCCTTAGAAAATGATTCCAGAATGGTTGAAGGTTATGCTATTGTCTTTAACAGTGAATCAAACGATTTAGGGGGATTCAAGGAAATCATAGATGCTAGAGCATTAGATGGAGTAATAGATAAATCTGATATTCTGTGCCTTCTTAATCACAATGAGGATAAAGGGGTACTGGCTAGATCTAAATATGGAAAAGGCAGTTTGTCTTTAGAAATTGATGATAGAGGCTTAAAGTATCTGTTTGAAGCACCTAATACTGCTCTGGGTGATGAGTTATTGGAAGGCTTGAAGAGAGGTGATATTACCACTAGCTCTTTTGCTTTCACAGTCGGTAAAGATAACTGGGAGAAACGTGAAGATGGAAGTTATTTAAGAACCATAGTGAGCATTTAGGAATTATACGATGTTTCCCCAGTGTACCGAGCTGCCTATGATGCAACATCAGTAAAGGCAGACACCAGGGGCTTGGATGCCATTAAGAAGAAAGAGCAAGAACTAGATACTTATTACTAGGAACTCAGAAGTAAGATTAGAAATGAACAGTGTGGAATTGATGGACAAGAAAGAACAGTTACAACTGATGGCTGAAAATCTACTTAACTCTGTAGAGAAAGAAGCTAGAAAGTTGAATGCAGATGAGGAAGTAGAATTTAATAGCCTACTCAAACAAATTGAAGATACCGAGAATGAATTAAATAACAAGTTAAACGATAACGAAAAACGTAACAAGACAATGGAAAATAAATTTTCTTTAATCAATGCAATTAATGCAGTAGTTAACAACAGAAACTTAGATGAGACTGCATAGGAAGTAGTAAATGCTGGTATTGCAGAAATGAGAAAGGCTGGACAGTCATTCAGTGGTCAGATTATCCTTCCAGTTGAGGAACGTGCAAACATCCAAGCAACTGTAGCTACTCACGGACAAGAGGCAGTAGCAGAAGATAAACTCAATATCTTAGAGCCTTTAAGAAACCGCTTGGTTCTTACCTAGGCTGGTGCTACTTATATGACTGGCTTAGTAGGTAATGTTTCTATCCCTACTTACAGTGGAACTAATGTGACTTGGAAGGGTGAGGTAGCCGCTGCCGAAGATGGTGCTGGTACATTCGGTGAAGTAGAACTTGCACCAAAGAGACTTACTGCTTACTTAGATATTTCTAAGCAGTTCCTTATTCAAGATTCTGTAAGTGCCGAAGAGATGCTAAAGAATGATATTGTAAGAGCTTTAGCCGAAAAGTTGGAATCCACTATCTTAGGCAATGTGGCTGGTTCAACTACCCAACCCGCTGGCATTTTCAAACTGATCACTGCTCCTACTGGTGCAGCCGCTACTTATGCAGGTACTGTGGCTATGGAGCAGAAGTTAGATGAGAATAACGCAACTGGTAATTACTGCTATATCGTATCTCCCGCAGTTAAGGCTGCTTTAAGAACTGCCGCTAAAGACAGTGGTAGTGGCTTATTCACAATGGAGAATGATGAGGTTAATGGCATTCCAGTACTTTGCACTAATAGCTGTGCCGGAGCAGTTGTAGGTAACTTTGAAGATTATGTAATTGCACAGTGGGGTGGCATTGACTTAACTGTAGATCCTTATACCCAAGCATCAAACGGCAAAGTTCGCTTAGTTATCAATGCTTACTTTGATGCTAAACCCAGACGCACAGAGAGCTTTACTGGCTTTGTTCCAGCTTCTAACTGATTTGTCTATTAATAAGTTGAAAAACTATGTATGTAACATTAGATGAAGCTAAGAAGCATCTTAATATAGATGCCGACTTTACTGATGATGATGCCTATATCACTTCATTGATTGAAGTATCTGAGGATTCAGTTTAGCAACATCTAGACATAGTTTTGGAAGATTTGACTGATACTGGGGGTGACTTACCCCCAGCAGTCAAACATTCTATACTATTGATGGTGGGTAATCTATATGCGAATAGAGAGCCAGTAAGTTATAGCAGTGTAGTAAAGATTCCATACACTATGGAATATCTTATAGGACTTTATAAAAAGTATTTTATACCTTGATTATGAATGCTGGCTTACTGAAGGAATGTATTACCATAGAATAGCCCATTATCAGCTAGAATGTCTATGGTGCTAATGAAATGGAGTGGTCTAAACTTATAGATACTAGAGCCTTTGTAAACTACACCTCTGGAAACAGAATGACTGCAAATAATGAAGTGATTTGGTCATACCAGGTTAACTTTACTATAAGGGTATATCATCAGGTGAATGAGAAAATGCGGATTATCTGGAAGGATAAGAAGTATAGAATCTTATCTATAGAGGAAGATAAAGATAAGCAGAAACTAACCATTAGAACCGAATTGATTAATGAGTGATATAGATACTTCTGGTGTTGACAGATTGCTTTCTAACCTTGAGAGTGACAATAGGCATAAGATAATAACTGAAGCATTAAGAAGAGGTGGTAAGGTTGCCTAGCAGAATGTCAGGCAATCACTGAGGGCTAAAGTTGGTTCAAGTGCCTAGTCAATGGAAAAAGGCATAAAGCTAAAGGTGGATAAAGCCTATAGTGAAGTCACATTACACATAATGGGTGATTATAGGCTGAAGTGGTTTGAGAAAGGCACCAAGCCCAGATACACTAAAGGACACAAAGCCACTGGCTATCTCAGTAACCATCGGCTCAAACGTACTGGCAAAGGTGGCTATAGGGGATAGATGGTAGCCACACACTTCTTTAAGCAGGGACTTAATGAGTAGGCTATAAGCACTGTCATTTCAGATTATATGGATAAAACTTTAACATCTTTAGAAAGGTAATGAGTAGCTTACATATAGGAAAAGACATCTACACACTTCTATAGTCAAGTCCAGAGTTAGTAACTTATGTGGGGCAAAAGACATACCCCATAGTAGCAGAGGAATCCACTACTTACCCATTCATCATTTACCGAAGAAGCAGCCTTACACCCGCCAGTAACAAGGATTATAGATGTGAATCAATTTATATGGACATCTTTGTGGTTACTGAGAGATATGCCACTGGCATTGATATAGCGGAACTGGTGAGGGATGCACTGGAGAGAGGTGATTACAGAGGTACGAATGTAGAAGATATAACACTGGTGAATGCCAGTGAGGAATACTTAGATGATGCTTTTATTTAGAACTTAACTTTTAAAATTGATATAGAATGAGCAAAATTAAAGGTGGGGACTTAATGCTATTCGTTGATGGCAAGTCTATAGCTTATGCAACCAGTCACACACTTTCTATCAGTGGTGACACACAAGATACAAGCAATAAAGATGAAGGCGGTGGAAGTTGGGCTAGCAGTGAGGTATCTATTTTGAATTGGTCAGCTACTAGTGATAACCTTTACAGTACTGATGGTGAAGGCAACAACTTTGAAGATCTATTTGATATTATGATTGCCAAGACTCCAGTACAAGCAGTATTCTGTCTGAAGAGTCAGATGAACCTTACAGATGTGCCTACTGGTGGATGGAGTACCAGCACACCCAATTACACTGGCAATGTCGTAATAACTTCTTTAGAGGTGAATGCACCTAATGGTGAGTATGCCACATTCACGGCTCAGTTTACTGGGGTAGGCGCACTGGAAAAAAAAACAGTCTGAACCCTGATGATCCAACAATCGAATATCGAGAAATAGTGCTAACACAAAGATTCACTTCTTAGACTTGGACTGATGGAGAGGAATTTACCTTTAATGTTAGCGAAGCTGATAAAGAAGGATTGAATCAAGGTGACTATGTGGTAATTATTACTGGCATTAACAGTGTTGAGAACAATACAAGAGTTTACGGTACAGTGACTAGAAAATCACAGAGTGGCAAATTATCAATATACATTGAAAGGACAGTTATAGAATAACATTGATGGCACCTTATACTGATTGTGGTGTAAGGTGCTTTCTTAAACTATATCGGCAATGAAACTGACAATAAACAACAAAGACTATAATATTAAATACACCATCAGGGGGCTTTTCATCTTTGAACAGATTACTGGCAAGCCCTTTGAACTAAGGACAGTATTAGATAACTACATTTTCCTCTATTCACTCCTACTGGCAAACAATCCAGACAATCCCATCCAATGGGATGAGTTTATAGATGCTCTGGACAGTGATTAGAACTTATTGGAGCAACTGATGGCAGTGGTCAGGGAGTACCAGAATAAAGATAACCTCTTCAGTGAAGATGCCAGTGATGGCGAAAAAAAAAGCTTTCAGTAAGTGAGTTGTATGCCATTCTGGTTCTTAGACTACATTACCCGCCAGACTATGTACTGGACAGAATGGAGATGTATGAGATAAGAGCCGCCATCAGGTATGAGTACTATGCCCACAAAGACAGTTGGGAATAGGCAAGATTCATAGCATATCCCATTTACCAGTATGGAAGCAAGCAGAAACTTAATATGAATGAACTACTGCCATTTTACTGGGAAGGTGATGTAGAGAAAGCCAGTACTGGCATTACTAAAGAGGAAATAGAGAGATTATAGAGGAAGGCACAAACATATCTTAAAAACAATTTTAAATGACGGATTATGTAATAAAGTTTAGTGGGTAGGATAATTTATCTGGCACTATTAATAGCATTAAAAATGAACTGAAAGATGTTGGAAAAAACACCACTGCACTAGATGAGATTACTAAGAAGTTCCAAAGAATCTAGGATTCATCTGCACCGCTTAAAAAGAAACTGAGAGATCTATAGACTATGATGGCTTAGATGAACTTGGATGGACTGGATAAAACGGATGTATTTACCCAGATTTCTGCTCAAGCTGGTGCCTATAAAGATGCCATCAGTGATGCCGCATAGGCTACCAGATTGCTTTCTAGTGACACCGCTACACTGGATGCAGGTGTATAGGCTTTATAGGGACTGGCTGGAGCCGCAAGCATAGCAACTGGTGTGATGGGATTGCTTGGTGAAAAGAATGAGAATGTGTAGCAAGCCATTCTTAAAGTCCAGTCTGCTTTAGGTGTACTTAATGGTTTATAGGGTTTATCTAATGTACTTAATAAGAACTCTATTCTGATGCTTACCATCAAGTAGGCACAAGCCAGGGCAGCCGCTACTGCTATTGCTCTGGAGTCAAATGCTACTAAAGGTGCTACAGTGGCTCAAGCTGCATTTAACTTAGTTGCTAAAGCCAATCCTTATGTTTTACTTGCCACAGCCGCAATAGCCGCAGGTGCCGCCATATATGCCTTTACCCAAAAGACCGATGAAGCTACCAGGGCTTAGAAAGGCACAAGTGAAGCAGTGAATGAAGCTAATAATGCTTTTGGTAAAGGCTATGAAGCCTATATGAAAAACCAATTAGAGCTATAGCAACTGAAAACTACTGTTGATAGGTTTACTGGCTCAAAGAGGGAAGAAAAGAAACTGGTAGATGAATTAAACAGTAAATATGGCAATGCTCTAGGCAAATATAAAGACCTTGATTCTTGGAAGAAAGCACTGGGTAACACATCATACTACTACTGTAGAGTACTTCAAGCAGAAGCCAAATTAGCCGCTTTGAATGCAGCCGCTTATGGTGCTTGGGCTAAAGCTATGTCTGGTGAGGATTACACTGAGAATATGGCAAAGTTCAATAAGCTAAAGGATATGGCTGGTGATGCTTTAGAAGATGTACTCTTTTATAAGAAGTAGCTACAGATAGCCCAAAGTCTGAATGCGGGCTTAGTAAAATCTGAAAGTGGATCTAAAACCCATACCAGTTCTAAATCTACTGGTAGCAAAAATACAACCCCAGCCAAAGCACCAGATGACTCATTAGCTGCATTAGAATAGCAACTTAGTGAGAAACAGAAACAGTTGAAACTGACACCAACAATAGACACAGACAAGATAGGATAGCTTAGAGCCGAAATAAAAGAACTTGAAACTAAGATAGCAGATACAAAGGTGGTATTAGGCATTAAGCCAGTATTTGATAAGAGTAAGGTGGATGCAGATGATCTAAAGCCATCAATGGAAGCCTATCTTAAAACAATGCCCAAACTGGATGGTTTGAGCATCAATCTACCTTCCCATCTGGATAAACTG